GATAAGAGATCATTATAAAAGACCAGTAACAATATCAAGTGGGTATCGTAGTCCTGATTTATGCGAAGCGATTGGCTCAAGCAAAAATTCACAACATACGAAAGCCGAGGCCGCCGATTTTGAAATATTTGGATTATCTAACGCTGAACTATGTAAATGGATATCAGAAAACCTAGAGTATGACCAGATGATTCTGGAATACCATAAGTTAGATGAACCTAATAGTGGGTGGATACATTGTTCGTACAAGGCTGAAGACAATAGAAAACAAATTTTACGTGCTTACAGAAATGAAAGTGGTAAAACCTGTTACGAGTCATACGAACCGAAGTGAAAAGAAAAACGGGAAGAGTTAAGAAACTCTACCGATTTAATTAACGACCATTTACAATTGTATAGGTCAATATGATAATATTATGGAATATAAGAACAACTTTGGTACAATAAACCTTTTAGAAGATAACAAGTTTAAGAATAAAACTATTTCAGTTGCCATGTCAGGTGGTGCTGATAGTACCATGCTTTGTTATCTTCTAGCAAACACAATTCAAGAACAAGATTTAAATATAACTATACAACCATATAATGGTCTTGACCTATGGGCACCTGGTGATGGTCAACAAATACCTAAAATCATATATTACATTAGAAACAAATTTCCATTTGTACAAATAAATTGGCCTTTGTCAGTAGTATTTGATACAGATGGTGGTAAAGCACCATCAAAACACACTTATATAAGACCAATGTCAAAAATGTTAGAAGAAAAAATAGTAGACTATACTTTTCATGGCATATCAATGGGACCACCTGAAGAAATACAAAAAGAATTTAACAAAACACAAGGTCATCCAGATGGACTAGTAAGGTTACCCGGTGGTTTATATTGGGAAGAACTAGAAAGACAAGAAGATGATCTAGCACCATATAAAACAATTGATAAAAGATTTATAATACAATCATATGCTGACCATGGTGTTACCGATCTGTTAGATATGACAGCCTCTTGTATTGTACCTGATCCTGGTTGCAGTGGTACATGTTGGTGGTGTCAGGAAAGACAATGGGCAGTAGACGAAGTGTATTAAGGTTGACAAATCAACCAGAAAGTGATAGAATAAGTATATTATGAGCAAATTTAAATTTATAGAACTAGACAAAACACCTTTGCCTAAAACAAAGGGCAAGAAAATAGACGGCTTCAGATTTTATGAAGTAGATGGTAAACATTATCCGTCAATAACTACAGTACTTGGTATTCAAAAGAAAGCAGGACTTCAAAAATGGCGAGACAGTATTGGTGACGATGTTGCCAATTGGGAAATGAGACGAGCAGCCAACCGTGGTACAGCAACCCACAATCTAATTGAACAATATATCAAAGGCGAAACACCAAGTGAGAGAAGTGTGTTACCTTTAGGCATGTTCAGACTAATCAAACCATACGTAGATCAGATCAATAACATACATTGTTTAGAAACAATTATGTACAGTAAGAAGTTAACTATTGCTGGACAAGTGGACTGTATTGCAGAATATAATGGTAAGTTATCAGTAATTGATTTTAAGACAGCAAACAAAGAACGTCAAGAGTCATGGATTGAGAGTTACTTTTTACAAACATGTGCTTATGCGATTATGTATGAAGAACTATATGGCAAATCTATTGACCAACTAGTTATATTGATTGCAGGTGAAGATGGTTCAATGGTGCCTTTTATTAAAGAGAGAAAACCATACGAAGAAAAACTAGGAACAGCTATACAAGACTTTTATAAATATTATGAGAAACTTAATAAAGATAAAGTCAAAGTATAATGAAAAAACTAATCCTCCTATTTGTACTAGTATGTACAGTAGCCTTATCAGAGGAGTCGTACCAAAATAATATTAATCTAGCACCAAGTACAATGCCTGTTATATGTGGACACCCAGACTATGTACACAAATTTATAACAGACAAAGGTTTTATATTAGAGAACGCAACTTTAGGCAGAGCAGGTGCAAGTGCAGATGGTGAGCCTGTAATGATGGTGGTGATGTATTCTAAAGACGACCAAATTATAACTACAGTTGATATACCTTCAGGTGAATCAACGTGTATTATGTACCATACATTTAATAGATCAGATATAAAAGGACAACAATGATAAAAATGAATAGTAAATCTTTCTCAATAGAGATAGAGGCATGTGTGAGAAAAGAAAAGATATCTTATATGGACGCAATCATACATTTATGTGACCAAAAAGATTTAGATCCAGGTAAAGTCAACTCATTTATTAATAAACAAATAAAAGAAAAATTGAAAGTAGAGGCGATCAACTTAAAACTATTAAACATACCAAAACAAGGGTCGCTACCGGTATAGAATGCATGATGGATTTGACGTATTTAAAACATATCTGGCAATAAAGTTACATTTTACTACAGCTAACTATGACTATTTTGATTATGGTGGTAAAGTTAATTGTAAACTAGATACGTTTACTAAAAGAAATGATAGATATTTCTTTCACAAGTTAAGTAAGCAGTACGATAAATATAATATAGTAGATTTCTTTGTTGCTAACTTTTTAGACAACGATAAGAAATGGGTAGGAAACTTATTAGAAAAAGATGGCAAAACTATTTACCTCAATTATAGAAAATATTCAGATAGTACTGGTTACTATTTTAGAAACGATTGTACAAGTATTAATACCGATTTTGTTAGCCATAGTCTTTCTTTTGACGATGGTTTATCTGCTGTTAGAGGCCAGCATCCACGCCTGCTTAAACTTCTTCTCTCCAAAAAAGTAAACTTTCAAACAATGGTGATTCTAAATTACCATTTGAACTTCATAAAACAATGGGACAAACAGATTACAGAGAAGTTTGTATGGCCTAATCTATCAAAACGTCTTAAAAAGCATAGAAAATTCATCAAATTCAACGAAACAGAGACTAAATTAACGTTAAAGGACGTGTTTGTTCACTAAATGTTCTGGTTATTATTTACTTGCCTTTTTGATAAAAATAGTGTATTATATATGAATAAACAACAAAAGGAAAACACTATGAAAAAATATATAACATTTATTATAACACTATGTACAATACTATGGTTTGGTTTATCTAGCATTGCTAATGCTCATCATAAGGCTTTTGATCAGATTTGGAAGCCGTACAATTATGTTGCTAAAGGTTCAGACGATTACAGGAAACTAGAAACAGATTTAATTGAAGAAAACAAGTTGACAAAATTTGTAGATAAACAATTAGATAACAGACATAAAACTGGTTTAGTTAACTATGTAGTTTTTGAAGATGGTAAAATCAAAATAAACAAAAATAACTACACTGCCGAGATCAAAAAGAATAATAATCTATTGAGATCAAATTCTATGGGTAAATCTATAGCTGCTTACGTGGTAGGTCACGCAGTTTGTAAAGGTAAGATTAATAATATTAATCAATCAGTTGCAGATTGGGGTATTTTAAACAATACTCTATATGCAAATAACACTTTGTTAGAAGTTTTAAACATGACTTCAGGTGATCACAATCATATAGGTGAGTACAAGTATGGTCAAGTTAAAGGTAGTAATGATGGTGCTTATAAAGGTAAGGCAAAAAACAGAATACATAAATTTTCTGTCGCTCAAAACTTAAACAAATACTTTAGAGGTACAGAGAAAAAGAAAAGTGTATATAATTATAGTGCTATGAGTACTTTAGTTGCTTTAAATTATATGATTAGTAAATTTGAAACTGCTCAAGAATATGAAACATTTTTAGCAGAGGTATTTACAGATCACGTTGGTGTTAAAGATGACGTAATGTTTTCAAAGACTTCTTGGTCTTCAGCCGATTTTAATGAGGGTAACTCTAGATTTACTTTTTGGGCTAAGTCAGATGACTATTTGAGAATAGTTTTAACAATGGTAGAAGATTATAATTCTGATACTTGTATAGGTCAATATATGAGAGATATATATGACAACAGAGTAAATAAAGGTCATACTGAATTTTCAGATCACCAATCAGGTGCATACACTAAACACTATGGTGGACAATTTCATATGAATTTTATTGGTATGAGTAAAAGAGTGATCTTTGCAATGGACGGTGCTGGAGGTCAGCAGATACTTATGGATATGGAAAATGGTAGAGTTGTAATGGTTGCTTCAATTGATCAACATTATAACTGGAAAAAAATAGTATATAATGTAATGAAGAAAGGACTTTAATGACAGTAGGATACGGACTTGGTATGTTAGCCGTTGGTATAGTTGCCATCGGCTTTGCTGGTGCAATAGTATTATACTTTA